ACAGACACCACTTATTCTGCAGGTAATAACATGTACCTGTCAGGCACTCAGTTCAACGTAAACAGCAGCCCAATATTTAACTCTGTGTTAATTGGCAATAGAGTAACCTTGCAAGAAAGCACAGACCGTGCCGATCTATTGCAGATTACTTCTGAAACTTCTGGCTGGGGTGGCCTCCAAATCCGCAATAGCTCTAATGAGGGTCGTTGGTCATTTATGACTGATGGCGCTACGGCAGGTATCTACGACGACGAAAATAACGATTGGCATGTTCAGTGGTCAGAAAATGCTGGTACAACATTTTATTATAATGGTACTGCTAAAGTAACCATTGGCAACACCGACATGGAGATGTCCCAACGCTTAGATATGAACAACTATGATATCTACGGCGTAGACCAGATAGCCCATCACGGTGACACCAACACATACATGCAGTTCCACGCGGCTGACCAATGGCGTGTCGTTGTAGGCGGCACAGAGCGTCTAGAAGTCAAGAACAGTTCGCCGCATGTTTTGGTAACTGGTGATTTGAACAGTACATCAGATGCGCGGTTAAAAGAAAACGTAGAGCCAATCACAAATGCATTGTCAGATGTAACGCAGCTTGAGGGTGTTTCGTTTGATTGGAAAGACACAGGCACACGCGGTCATGGCTTCATTGCTCAACAAGTAGAACCTATTTTGCCAGATGTTGTGCAGACGGATGAAGAAACAGGCATTAAGTCGATTAACTATGTCGGCATGATTGGTCACTTGGTAGAGGCAATCAAAGAACAGCAAGAGCAAATTGACGCTCTGAAGAAACAACTTAATCGCTAATAGTGAAAGGATACCAGAATGGCTTTAAGAACAGGCTCAGGTTCAGGCACTGTTAGAATAGGTAACAGCGGCGAACTACAGAACATCACAAGTGTTGATGCCACCACAGCGGCGGCTATTGGTGCGGCTGGTGTTGGCGGGGGTGGTACTGTAGAAATGACCGCAGACGGGTCAATCTCAGCAGGTGATGTTGTAGGTATTAGCGCAACAGGTAAGGTTAAAACTACGGAAAGCGTATTTGGGCCAACGACACTTTCATACACACAGGCATCTGGATACATGTATGGAACTAAACTTGCCTATGACCAATCATCTAATAAGGTTGCATTTGCTTCTAGGGATACTTCTTCAAGTAGCGGAAGAATGAAAATTATCGTCGGAACAGTTGCGTCCAATGGTTCTATTACTTGGGGTACACACTACGAATATACTGGTTTCACCTATGTAGCTAATATTGGCTTAGCGATGCACAACAATGTCATTGTTGTTACCTGTAAAACATCAAACTACGGCAATTATCTCATGGGCATCGCATTCGGTGTTAGCGGAACTACAATTAACAGTAATTCTGGCCCATCATATCTCAGTGGAAACGGAGGCAACGCCGCGAATTTACAGGGCGGTAATTACTTAATGCCAGACGTAAACAACTCTGGAAAGTTCGTCTTGGCTTTTTGTGACGAAGGTAGTCAATACCCTTATGCTGGGATGATTACAGCAACAGGTTCTAGTTTGTCGTTCACAAAAACAAGGATAACTACGGCTATCAGCAATGTCGCAGAAAGATGCGACATAGCTTGGTCGCCTACTTACAATAAATTTATGGGCTGGTGGTCTAACTCATCAGTCACTTCTGTTGCCTGTGAAATATCAACATCAGGTTCTACTTTATCCATCGGGACACCAGTTCAAGCAACGCTTTCAGGAATGGGTGTAGACCATTATGGTTTTGGCTTCGATAGTGTCAGTGGAGACTATGTGCTTGTAACTAGAAGCGGTGGCACCATGTATGCTGCGATAGTGAACACATCTTCCAGTGGGGCAGCGCAAAGTTGGGGTAAGGTTAATTCTCTACGCCAAGGTTTCGGTGGCGACTATTATGCAATGTACACCTACGATGCTACAACAAATGAAGCAAAAGTTGGAGTTTGGGGCCATGAAAACCCTAATAGATATTTATTTATGCTATCAGTTACTGGTGAAGATGTAACCATAAAGGACACAATAACTGTAACAGATTACACGGGTAGTCTTTATGGGACAGAACTTGAAGGTTTACATGGTAGAGGCACGTTCTTAGCATGGGGACACCCCAGCCCGACAAACTCCCAACACAGAAACTCTACTGAGGTAAACACTAAAAGTAGTTACTTCAAAGTATTAGGCATATCAGAAGGCACTTACAGCAATGGTCAAACAGCAACCATTACTGTTACTGGTGGGACGACTAGTCAAATTTCAGGATTATCCGCGGGCGCAGGATATGGCCCAAGTGCATCAAGCGGTGGAGACTTGGCCCCAGCAACTGATGGTAACTTTGCAATTGCACTTAAGACAAACGAACTATTGTTGAGGTAAGCCATGAATGAAGAAGATAGAAAGATACTAGAGGGAACCACTTTCCCAGAAGGTACAAGCGCAGATGATTTACCTACAGAAGAAGTTGCATTGTTCAGCGAAGTATTTCGTGAGAAACGTGACAGGCTTTTAAAGGAAACTGATTGGTGGGCTGTAGCTGACCGCACGATGACCCAAGCTGAAACGGATTACCGTCAGGCTTTGCGTGATGTGCCGCAGCAAGATGGCTTTCCAGTAAACATTACTTGGCCCACGAAACCTGAATAGGATGTAGTACATGCTTGGCTTTACCCCCATAGCCGCAACCCCGTTAGGCGCAACAAGCGCATTACAGGGTCTGACGTTTGAAGTAGACGCAGGCAGCTATGCAGTAAGCTATCAGGGTGCAGGCAAGCTAATTACAGACGTAGCACCGACAGGCGTATTCACGCTAGATGGTCGCGCGGTTGATCTTACAAAAGTAATGAGCGTGGCGGTTGATGCTGGCACGTTTACCTTTACTGGTCAGGACGCAGGGTCAACACGCGGTTATGCGTTAAAGACTACAACAGGGTCTTACACTGTCACAGGGCAAGATCAGACGTACATTGTGCATGTTAGTATTCTGGCAAACGCAGGTACATTTAACGTCACAGGCCAAGAAATCGATGTAGACATCAGCGAAGTTGTAACTGCGGGATCGTACACGCTCACTGGCCAAGATGTCGGATTGTTTGCCGCATACAACATAGGCGCAGACAGCGGTACGTTCACAGTAACTGGCCAAGAAATAGACGTTGATATTTCTGAAAGTTTTGACGCTGGATCGTTTGCTTTAACTGGTAAGGACATCGGCACAGTCATTGCGATGAATGTTGATTTAGCGTCAGGTTCGTTTGCACTGACAGGCGCAGATGCGGCGTTCTCTGTTGGTACAAGCATAAGCGCAGAAAGCGGCTCTTACACCACAACGGGGCGTGACGTTATCACAACCAAAGCCATGAATGTTGCGTTGATTGTTGGCTCATATACTTATGCAGGTAAGGATATCATTGTTCGCGGTTGGTTGGAGCCTGTCGTCGGCGCGGAAAAATGGACAGAGCAGGCTGTGTCGGCAGAAATATGGACGGATGCTGCGTAGCGTGGTATTGTTCTTGTAACAGAGGAATGAGACATGACTTTTAGTGTAACAAAGCCAACAGTCGGTGGTGACGCAGACGGTTGGGGTACAAAGTTAAATAACGCGCTGGATGACATAGTTAGTGCGCACAATGGTGGTGCAGAAACTACGCCAAATGTAGTTACATCAGGAGCGGGATGGAAAGTTAATGGTGTTGCTGTAACAGCGTCCGCCACAGAGCTAAACAAGCTGGATGGCTTAAGTCCTACAACAATAGAACTAAACCGCGTTGATGGTGTCACAAGTAATATACAGACGCAGTTAGATGCAAAAGCGCCTTTGGCTAGTCCGACATTTACAGGGACTGCAACAATCCCTACGGCAACCATTACAACAGCCAATATAACAACTGTAGACTTAGGTGATTGGACTATTACAGAAAGTTCTGGTGTTCTCTATTTTGCGACAGGCGGCACAAACAAGATGAAGCTAGAAGCAAACGGTGATTTAACAGTAGTCGGAAACGTCACAGCTTATGGAACAATCTAATGGCTCTACAGACCAGTGGTGCAATATCCCTAGATGACATACACGTTGAGGCGGGTGGAACTACAGGTACTGAGGTAAGCCTCAATGATGCAGACATCCGTGATTTGATAACCAAAGGCGCTGGTGCGCAGGCGCGTTTTTCAGAATGGTACGGCGCAGCAAGAGAGTATGCACTTGCATTAGCATCTGATGTTTCAAACATAGATGTTAGAGCCTTGGCAATAACAGATGGTTGGGATGGTAACGAACCTTTAGTTATTAACGTAAACTCTGGTACTACAGTATATTCAACCACTACCTCTACTGCGGGTATGCTCATAGCAGGTAGCTTCCCTAACGGTGTAACCATTAACAACAGTGGTGCTATTACAGGTAGAGGCGGTTCAGCGGGGCAAGACGGTGGCGATGCTGTGGAGATTACTACATCTGACAGCGTAACTATAACAAATAACTCTGGTGCGTTTATTGCAGGTGGTGGCGGCGGTGGTGCAGCATCCCAAGGCGGTGGCGGTGCAGGTCAATCCGCACCCAACGTATCTACTGCAGGTGTAGGCGGGCCTTATAGTTTCAATGTGGGTTTATCTGGGGTACTAGCAACATTTGGCTGTTCAGAAGGTGGTAGCTGTATTGTTTATGGTTCTTGTACTGCCAGTGGTTCAGGTAATAGAGGCTACGGTGGAGATCAAGGTGCGTTTGCGGGGTCAGGTTCAACATCTGTAGGCTGCTGTTCTGCATCTGGCACAGGCTCCAGTGGAACTGGTTGTACATGTTCATATACAAATACACTGTGCGGGGTCGGATCACCAAACTCAGGCGGTACTGGTGGTTCTGTTCTTAGTGCTATAAGCAACGTCACTAATAGTGGTGGTGGCTGGGGTCTAGCGGGAACAGGCACAGGAGCAGGCGCTGGCGGTGCAGCTATTACAGGCACATATGCTACACTAACAAATAATGGCACAATTTACGGATCAACATAATGAGCGCAGAAGACACATTAAATGTTCAATGCTGGCAAGAGATTGATGGTGAGAGAGTAGAGATACCCTGCCCCGATAATGTGCTAGATGAAAGTGCTTTCGGTATACTAGCATCGTCTGAAAAAGCCCAGCAAAGAATGGATATATGTAAAGCATGTCCTTCCTATAAGTCTGTGTTGTTTATGTGCAGTGAGTGCAGTTGTGTAATGCCAGCTAAAACAAAGCTAGATAACTCTTCTTGTCCGCTAGGGAAATGGTGAAATAAATGACGTTAGTACCATTAGATATTCCCGCAGGTTTTTATCGAAACGGGACTGATTTAGAGCAGGCAGGGCGTTGGCGTGACGGATCGCTAGTTCGTTGGCGTGACAACTCATTGCGTCCAATTGGTGGTTGGCGTGAGCGTAAAACATCTTTTGCGACTAACCCTATTCGTGGCTTACATGCGTGGGAAACAAACAACGGTAGCGTATGGCTTTCTGGCGCTTCGCATGATGCATTGATGGTTATGACAGGTGGCGGCACTCTGTACAATGTCACTCCAAATGATCTGGCAACAGGTCGTGAGGATGCTGCGGCGAATGTCGGTTATGGCGGTGGCAGTTACAACTATGGTATTTACGGTCAACCAAGACAGGTAACACAGAACACGGTGCCGCAAGAGGCTACAACTTGGGCCTTGGATAACTGGGGTGAATACCTTTTGGGCCTTCATTATGACGATGGCAGAATATTAGAATGGGATTTGAGTGTCCCGACATCAGGGACTTATTTCCCGATGGATGACGCTGCGGTTACAACTATAACATCATCAAATCCTAACTTTACTTGGTCAGCCAGCTTTTTCCCAGATGGCCAAAACCCCGCAAGTTCGGGGATAGAAAGCGCAATTGCTAATGGCACCTATGGATCGACATTTCGTCGCCACTCAAACATCCCGATAAAAAGGGGCGCAGAATACATAACAAAAGTAATTTTTGGTGCTGCTACCAATGTGAATTACAACTTCTATGTATCCGTGAATTATGATAACGGAACCACTGGCACATATTTTTCCAGCAGCACATATCAGCCTAGCTCTGGCGTTCCACCCACGCCGACAGTAGATGGTAGCTTTGTCGCGGATGACGACGGAACAGCAACACTTTATTTTGGCGCAGTAACCGCTGACAGCATACAGTTTAACTACACGTTTTATTCCTTAGACATCAATGCAGATGGTAATGTTACTCATGCAAGACCATTGCCCAATGCGCCAATTAACAATGTTGGCATGGTTGTAACAGAGGAACGCTTTGTTTTTGCTCTTGGTGCAGGTGGTAATCCAAGGCGTGTTCAATGGTGTGATCGTGAGAACAATACGCTGTGGACACCAGCCGCCACAAACGAAGCTGGAGATATTGATTTGCAAACATCTGGCCAGATTATGCAGGGCATTCGTACACGCGGTCAGACACTCATTATAACCGACACAGACGCGCATACAGCACGTTATCTAGGCCCACCATACGTTTATGGCTTTGAGCGCGTAGGAACGTCTTGCGGTGCTGTTTCAAGGAAATCTGCATCTGATGTAGACATCGGCGTTTTCTGGATGGGTAAAAGCGGTTTCTTTAGGTTTGACGGAAACTCAGTGCAAGAAATACCGTGCGATGTTCATGATTATGTGTTTGGCGATATTAACGTAGGCCAGATTTCAAAGGTATGGTCGTTTGCCAACGGTCAAAATGGTGAAATATGGTGGTTCTATCCGTCTTCTGGAAGCACAGAAATAGATCGCTATGTTGCGTTTGATTACAAAGAAAACCATTGGCTAATTGGAGAAATGTCCCGCACAGCAGGTATTCAGGGCGGCGTTTTCCAATATCCCATCATGGCAGGTCACAATTCAGATAGTGATTTGTATGATCACGAAGTGGGATATAACTTTGATAACGAAACAACTTTTGCTGAAAGTGGGCCAATTAGCCTTGGCGCAGGCGACAATATTGCAAAGGTTACAAAGCTAATACCTGATGAAATAACACAGGGTGACGTAAACGTAACCTTCAAGACACGTTTCTATCCTAACGCGACTGAAACTACCCACGGGCCTTACACGCCTGCCAATCCAACAAGTGTTCGCTTTTCTGGTCGTCAGCTTCGTATGCGGGTTGAGGGTCAAAGCGCAACCCAATGGAAAGTGGGAAACATGCGAATAGACACAATTGCTGGGGGTAAACGCTAGTGCCAAGCCCAATCTTACCCCCTCTTGGCCCAGACCTACGCCAGTGGGGGCGGCAGCTTTCGTCATATTTGCAGCGCAATCTTGCAAAGCTAGGGCAAAAAACAGCGGACGATAATCCTTCTGAGGATGGTGTTATTCTGTGGGATCGTGAGTACAAGTATCCTGTTGTTTCTTATGACGGAGAGTTTCGTCAGATCGTCATGGAGGGCGGTCACATTTCTTTGATCGCATCGTCAAGCATCACTGCTGCTGCGGCAGACACGGCTTACTCTATCACGTTTGATGCGCCGACAGGCAATAAGTATATTGATCGGGATGCAACAAACCCAGAGCGCATTGTGTTTGAGGAAGCTGGCGAATACCTGATTAACTTCACAGCGGAAATTACATCATCGTCTAGCAGTGATGTGACGTTTTATTTCTGGCCTGCCAAGAACGGAACGAATGTCACAGGATCGACTATGGTAAATGTGCTGCATAACAACGGTGCAACTTTGGTTGTTTCACGCAGCGCGGTGTTTAGCTTTGATGCAGATGACTACTTAGAAGCGAAGTGGGCGGTGGATAGTACAAGTGGGTCACTGAACTCAACCGCAGCCACATCATTTTCCCCTGCCTCACCTGCGGCAACAATGACAATTACGCGGATACATGGGGAGCATTCATCGTGAACGACATGAAACCAATTGATGAGCTAAACCGTTGCCGCCCTTGGATCGAAGCGGCACTTGAATACGCTAATGGCACACACGAATATCAAGATATTGTGGATGCGGTGAATACTGGCAACATGCAATTGTGGCCTGCCCCAAGGGGGTGTATTGTTACGGAAATTGTGGTATATCCTAGAAAAAAGGTGTTAAACGTGTTCTTAGCTGGCGGTGAATTAGACCAGATATTAGACATGAATAACGATGTAAAAGCATGGGCGTTGGCACAAGGGTGCGAAAATGCTACAATGACAGGAAGATTTGGTTGGAAAAAACCGTTGATGGCAAATGGCTGGGAGCCGTTATACGCCACATACAAAAAGGAAATTGAGTAATGTCTAAAGGCGGTACAACAACAATCCAACAAGCTGCACCACAAACGGTGACGCAAGATATACCGCAGTATATTGAAGATGCTTCTAAGCAAAACCTTGCACTAGCGGATAAAGTTTCCAACATCGGTTATGTCCCTTATTACGGGCCAGACGTAGCGGCATTTAGCCCGATGCAGCAGGCAGCCTTTGAAAATACGCAGCAGGCCGCAGGTGCATTTGGAATGAATACGGGAGCGGGCCAATACATGCCAGAGGCAACACAGTTTGCAGGCGGCGTTCAGGGTTATTCATCGGCCCCAGTGTTTGAGCAATCAGTAGAGAATTTACGCCAGTATCGCCCAGCGCAAGCGCAATACATGGATACGTTCTTCATGAACCCAGTGACAGGTGTTCAGGGTGAAAATGTAGTCCCAGAGGGAACGCCAGATTTCGCGGTACAGCAATATCAACCATCATCACCTCTTGGCGTTCAGCCAGTGAGCGTCCAAGGTAGAGGAAAATAACATGGCAGGTGCAGCAAACCCAGCAATGACGCAAGGTGTAAATACAGAAATGCGTCAAAATGGTGGTCGTAGTTTTGTAGACCCAGCAATTAATGCATACGATTATGGACGGTTTGGCGGTGGCAATCAGTCAGACACATACGTTGATAGCGCAGGTATTACCCGTGAGCGTGGTCAGCTTGGCTTTGCAAGCGCGAACCCGAATGCGGGTGGCGCAACTGGTCAGCAACTACAACCAGCGCAACAAACAAATATGGCTAATCCTTATAATCAAGCAGCTATGGCGCAGCAGGCATCTATGGCACGAACAGCGGCAGGCATGGGTCAAACCGCAGCGGGTGGCATGGCAGCTTATCAAAACCCTTACGAAAACCAAGTAGTGCAGCAAACATTGCGTGACGTTGGGTCGGCAGCGCAGATGGGATTGAACCAGATCGGCGCACAAGCACAACAAGCAAGAGCGTTTGGTGGATCGCGTCAAGGCATCGCGGAAGCAGAAGCCATGAAGGGCTACACGCAGCAAATGACAGATGCAGCGGGTCGTCTACGCGCACAAGGATTTAACACTGCTCTAGGCGCTTCACAGGCCGATCTAGGTCGTCAATTAGGTGCAGCAGGTCAACTTGCAGGTATGGGCCAGCAATCGTTTGGCTATGGTCAGTCTATTGGCAACCAGCAAATGATGCAGGGCGGTATGCAGCAAGCTGCAATGCAAGACTTGATAAATGCAGCAAGAGGCCAGTACCAAAACTATGTAAACGCGCCGACACAGAAGATGCAGCTTCCTCTACAGGCTCTTGGCATGGTGCCTTACAGTTCATCGCAAACAACCACAGGTGGTGGTACGCAACAGAACTTCAACCCAGGATTGTTCAACTATCTGCAAGTTGGCGCAAGCATGTTTGGATAAACTAAATGGCAGAGAACAAACGCGCATATTACATGCAATTAGCACGGGAAGCTGCGCGTAAGGCGGGTGTTCCCGAAGACTTGTTTCTGTCGCTAATTGAGCAAGAAAGTCGCTTCAATCCTAATGCCTTATCTCCGAAGGGCGCTATGGGTTTAGCGCAGCTAATGCCAGACACCGCAAAAGAACTTGGCGTTGATCCTACAGACATAAAACAAAACCTTGCTGGCGGGGCGCGTTATCTAAGCCAAATGATGAGCCGCTTCCCCGATCTCAATATGGCGCTTGCGGCGTACAACGCTGGGCCTACACGGGTAGAGAAATTAGGTCGTGTTCCTAACTTTCCAGAAACGCAAAACTACATCAAAGCTGTTCTTAATCGTTTGCCTGATGGTCGCCCAGCTAATTACCCGCTTTCAGCAAGCATGACCCAAAGACCAGTTCCACCAAAGGAAAAGCCAATGTCACTTCTTAGCTTTATGCAGCCCGATAATTCAGGAATGAACCTTGGTCAGCGATTGATGAAACGTGATCCAAATACGGGCTTAAACTTCTTTGGTCGCGTTGGCGCATCACTTGATCCTCTTGTTCTTCAAGGTACTGGCATGGGTCAACAGATACGCGAACAAGGCTTGCAACGCGCTGCATTCGAAAAACAGGATGCGACAAAGAACGCTACTATTGGAGAATTAGAGCGTATTGCTGGCGGTACGGGTGCTGGTGCGGCTTTAGCAAAGCAATTGCTTGGTGCGGTGAAGTCTGGGGCCATGACACCTGCTGAAGCATATAAGGTTTTGACAGCGCAGCTTTATGACACTAGCGGAGATAAGATTAGATCGTCTGTTAAGTTCCAGAACGGTGCTTATTATGTGATCACTGACAAGGGCCGTAAAGTTTACAATAAAGAGGGCATGTTAGTTCCTGAAGGGCCAGAAGCAGCAGAGGTTTTGCGTGAAGCAGAACTAAGCGGTATCGCGATGGAAGGTGTAGCTACAGGTACTACAGAGGCGGCTAAATTCCAACAGCAAGCGGCAAATGAAGCATTCAAAAAAGCAGAGACTATTTCAACGCAAATTAACACAATAGATGAAGCTCTGAGGTACATTGAGCAAGGTGCGCAACGTAATATTATTTTGAATGCGTTGCCAGATATCACCAATGAAGCAGGTGGTCTTACACGCGCATTGAACCAAATGAGCTTAGATGTAGTTGCGTCTGTCACTTTCGGAGCTTTATCAGCAAGTGAATTAGAAGTTGCAAGGCAAACAGCGTACCCACCAAATGCATCTACCGAAGAACTAAAAGAGTTCTTAATTAAGCGCCGTACTGCTTTAGAAAAATTACGCCGTTACACTGAAGATGCTGCATCCTTTATGTTAAATCCAAACAATTCACGCGATGATTGGAATAAAATGATGCGAAATCGCCGTGATCAAGAAATGGCAAACCAACAAGAAAATCCATACATGGGTATGACGGTTACGCAGCTAAACGCAGAATATGCAACTTATGCAACAATGACAGAAACACAAAAGACGCAATTTCGTGCTGCGCTAGAAGCGGCGAAAGCTGCAAACCAATAGGTGACAAATGGCTAATCTAACTATTGAGGAAATGTTGCAGGGCATCGGTTCTGAGCAACAACAGAATACACAGCGCATTCTCTCAATAGAAGAAATGCTGCAAGGACTAGATGGTGGCTCAACACCAGCGGCAGAACCTGAAGAACAGTCACTAATGGATTGGTTCAAGGGTGGGAAGCGTGAGGAAACCATACCTCTTATTCAGGGCGCAAACTTAGGTTTACCAGAAGATAAGGCGCGACAAATGACAGCGCTACTTGCGACCACAGCAAGTGATGACCGTTTGCAGTCAGGCATCCAGAAGATTTTACCGAATGCTCAGTTTGATAAAGATCGCTTCGGTAATCTGGTTGTAATTGCGCCAGTTTATCGTGACGGTCAGGAAACACAGCAATACACACGTTTCTATCCAAACCCGAAAGGATTGAATGCTGTTGATTTAATGCAGGGCGCGGGTGCCGTTGCGTTAGGTCAAGCAATTGCGGCAACAGGCGGTTTAGCTGGACTACCCACAGCAGGTATGCTTGGCGGTGGATTGATCGGTATGACAGAGGCTGCAATCGTTGAGGCCGCAAGTTCTAAGCTGAGTGACGATCCCTTCCAAGTTTTTGACATTCCGATTGGTTTCTTCGGTGGTGCGCTAGGCGCAAAAGCTGCACAGGTTTTGGGTGACATCGTTGCAAAAGTCAAAACCAGACCATCAACTGTTTTAGACAGTAACGGCAACTTAAAGGCTAGTGTTCGCGCACAACTTACGCAGCTAGGATTAGACCCTGATAATATTACTGCGGAACTAGCTGCAAAAATCAAAGGTGAAGTTCGTCGGGTTGGTAAACCAGAAGCATCTGCTGCACTTGCGGAAGCAGAAAGCCTACCAACACCCGTGCCACTTACACGCGGTGAAGCATCTGGGTCGCGGGCGCAGCAATTGTTTGAGGATCAGGCAGAAAGCGGTGCGTTTGGTGAGGGTACACGTTTGTTCATGGAGAGACAGCGTGGGCTTCAGCAAGAGGCTTTGTCAGAAAATTTGTCTCAAATACAACGCGGTTTAGGCGGTCAGGAGATTACAACAGGTCAAGGTGGGAAAGCAGCGCAAGAGGCTTTAGCGACACAGCGGGCAGCAGAAAAAGCGGCGGCTACTGAATTGTTTAATATAGCCAAGCGGTCAGGTCATGCATTTATTAGCCCTAATATGGCTGGTGCGGTAGCTGATGATTTACGCAGTGTAATGGATGATTATTCACTAATGGAAATACCTGTCGTTGATAAGATCGTCATTGACATGGAAGAAGTCTTGGCAACAGGTGGCGACATCACGCGACTTTTCCAATTGCGTAGACAGCTTGTAAATGCAGGGGATGCTGGATCAGTTACGCAAAAAGCAGCGGGTGAGGTGCGACAGCAGCTAGATGCATCCCTTAAAGCTCTTGTAGATCAACAGCTTTTACTTGGTGCTGATGAAGCAGTAACAGCACAACTTGCTGCAATTCGTAACTATGCTGATTTTGCAAAAAAGTGGAAATCTGATGGTATCTTAAATAGACTGACTAAGCAGGTGACGCGGGACGGTGAGCTTGTGTTTAAAGAGCCACCAGAAAATGTAGCAAATTACTTGTTTGGCGCAGCAGGGTCAAAGTTGAGTAAAGGTACGCAAATGGTTCGTGATTTACGGACTATGAAAGCTAACTTGCCAGAAGAACAATGGAATGAACTGCGCCAAGAAGCATTTATTCACATGGCAAACAAAGCCCGCAAAATGGGTGATGATGGTCAACCTGTTATCTCTGGTAGTCAGTTTCAAAACTTTTGGAATGAAATGAAGAAAAACAATCCCGATCTTGTGTCAGGTTTGTTTAGCCCTGAAGAACAGCGTTTGATTTCACGGTTCGCTTCAGTGGCAAGACGCGCAACGGCGGGTGCCAAAAACTACAGTAACACAATGACTACAGCGAACAGCTTATTAGGTTTGTTGGCAGAAAAGTTTGGTCAAACATCTATCGTCAGATTGGGTATGAGAGCGCCATTTATTAAGATGTTCTCAGGTGCTGTTGCTGAAAAGAGTTTTGATGTACCATTAGGCAGGGCCACACAGCCGATTTCTGGTGCAGCGGGTGCTGCGGCGGCAAGTGGTCAAGGCGGCGATCCATTCTATGACATGTATCGCGGTGTAACAGGCATAAACATACCGCGCTAGGAGAATTAAATGCGTCCAGAACCATTAGATGAAACACAGATCGAAGGTATTGTCTCCAAAGCAATCCAAGATGCGGTGGACTTTATCGAAGCAGAGATTGCCCCGCAGCGTATCAAGGCGCAGCGCTATTTTGACATGGAAACAGACCTAGACCATGAAGAAGGTCGGTCATCGGTTGTGGCCACAAAATGCCGTGAGGTTGTTCGTGGCATCAAGCCATCACTGCAACGCGTCTTTCTAGCTAACGATAAACCAGTAGAGTTTGTTCCGCGTGGGCCAGAAGATGTCATGGCAGCAGAGCAAGCGACACAGTTCATCAGCTACAAATTCCAACAGCATGACGGGTACAAGCTAATCAACGATGTATTCCAAGATGCCTTGGTTAAAAAAGTCGGGATTGCGCACGTTTACTATGACGAAAGTATGCGGTCTGAAATCCATACCTTCACGGGCTTGGATGATGATGAGTTCACTTTCTTGGTGAATGAGGATGATGTTGAAGTTTTAGAGCATGAAGTCAAAGTCTCTATTTCTGTGGATGAAATGGGTACGGAAGTTGAGTTGCCTGTTCATGATGTAAAGATTTCGCGCCAAATCCCAGACGGTGATATTTGCATCGAAAGCATCCCCCCTGAAGATTTCTTCGTGGATCGTAATGCCCGTGGGATCGATCAGTTCTACGTTTGCGGTCACAGCACAGAAATGCGTGTAGCCGATCTACTGGCGATGGGATTTCAGCCTGAAGACATCGACGGTCTAGACAGCACAGAATACTCTGTCATGGATGATGAGGCAGAGTTTGAGCGCCGTGGGTATACTGTTGACGAAGGTGAAGACGAAAACGCGTCATACGCTTCTAAGAAAATCACAGTAACCGAAGCCTACATGGAGTTGGATGTTGAGGGTACTGGCATCCCACGCCTGTATCAATTCATCTGCGCAGGGGCTAACTACAAGCTACTGAACTTCTATGAAGCAGATACAGCGCCATACGCGATCTTTGAGGTGGACAGTGAGCCACACGCATTCTTTGGTACATCACTGGTCGATCTAGTTATTAACGATCAGGACGCGGCTACATCGATGCTACGGGGCATCCTAGACAACGCTGCACTGGTGAATAACCCTGCAATGCAAATTGTCGAAGGTCAGGTTGCGGTAGATGACTTGCTGTCGAATGAAATCGGGCGGGTTATCAGAGTTAAGAACATGGGCGCTATTGGTGAAATGGCGATCCCGTTCACAGCGGCACAGACACTGCCTGCACTGCAATACTTTGATCAGCTAGTAGATAACAAAACTGGCGTATCCAAGATGGCGCAGGGGCTAGACCCAGAGGTGCTGAAAAGCGCTACAGCTACATCCGTGGCGGCTTCTATGGAAGGGCAAGCGGGTCAGGCAGAGGTGATTGCACGTAACTTGGCAGAGGGCGGTATGCGCCGTTTGTTCAAACTTATGTTAGAACTTTATGTAAAGAATACTGACAAAGACGAAGTGATGCGTATGAACGGTCAGTTTGTCCCAGTAGACCCACGGGCATGGTCTACAGAGATGGATTTGATGGTCAACGTGGGTATCGGCACAGGGCGTGAACAAGAGCGCCTAGCAGTGCTACAAATGGCATTTGGCATACAACAGCAGCTATACCAACAATACGGGCCTCAGAACGGCCTTGTGACGCTTACACAGATACGCAACACAATGGCAGACATCATGGCGCTGGGCGGTGTTCGCAATGTTGATCGTCACTTTATGCCGATGACCCCTGAAATGGAACAGCAGATGTTGATGCAGCAACAGCAGCAACAGCAGATGATGGCGCAGCAGCAGGCACAGCAACCAGACCCGAATGCAGCATTTATGCAAGCTGAACAAATGAAAGCCCAGACCCGTGCGCAAGTAGACATGGCGAAAGCGCAGATGGATCAACAGTACAAGATGCACAAGCTGGGTATGGATGATGACTTAGCGCGTGACGAAATGGTTCAGGACTTGGCGGTCAAGGTAGCTGAGATACTGGGCAAGTATGGCACAGCGGTGGACGTACAGCAGGTCAAAGAAGAACAGGCAGCGGTACGTGAACACAACGCGCAGATGATGGGAATGCAAGGTGGATATTGAGCAACGGGCTAAACGCTCAAAATCACTGTTAGAGAATGAATGGTTTGTAGAAACCATAAAAGATTTGCGGGACACCCAAATGAGGACTTTCGCAGATAGCAGCGCCCAAGAGGTGGAGAAACGTGAGGATGCTCACGCCATTTTGCGGGCATTAACAGCAATAGAGAGATCACTACAGGCTGATGTAGATGCCGTAGCTCTCATACAACGGAAGGGAAAGCACCGTGGAAACGACTAACCCAATCAATGGCAATGACCTAGAGGCGGTTGCCGATAACTTGATTATGGATACGCCTAGTAATTCTGAGGCACCAACGGACGAAGTAGTAGAGGCAACTGAGGACACTCAGCCCGATATTATTGAAGATGATGGTGATGATCAGGATGTCGTCGAAGCATCATCCGACGATGATTATGATGATGTTGAGGATGTTGAGGTTGAAGTAGACGAAGCTCCACAAGAGCCTGAAATGTACACTGTCAAAGTTGATGGTGAAGAACGTCAGGTATCCTTAGAGGAGTTAACCCGTGGATACTCAGGGCAAAAGTACATCCAAAAGGGCATGAGTGAAGTAGCTGAACAGCGTAAACAGTACGAACAGCTAACTAACGAAACGGCTCAAGAGCGCCAAATGCTACAGCAAATGATGCAGCGTATGCAGCAAGGCAATGTTCCCGTTATTCCCCAATACCCAGCAGAGGAACTCAAAGAGAGTGACCCTTTCAGGTTTCAAATGGAAGCGGAAGAATATCGTCGTGCCGTTGAACAGCGTCAGCAATGGGAGCAGCAAGTTCAGTATGTTCAGCAACGCGAACAGCAAGAGAATGATCGATTGCAACAGGAATATCTCAGCCAACAGGCCATGCGCTTAGCTGAGTGGATGCCTGAGTTCGGGGATGAACAAAAACGAACCGCTTTCATTCAGGACATGACAACCAAAGCAAAGAAGCATTACCAGTTAACTGATGATCAAATCAGCACTGTTAAGACAGCAGAGGAAGTTATGATCCTAAATGACGCACTGAAGTGGCGGGAGCTACAAGCGGGCAAAACCAAAGCCAAACAAAAGGTAGAGGGTGCGCGTCCAGTAGTTAAATCCGCAGCAAAACGTTCAGCACAAGCAGGCAAAGTATCACGCGCTAAAAAAGCAGAGGCGGCAATGCGGGAAAAAGGTGACATCGATAGTGTCGCTAATTTCCTACTTTCTTAATCTTTTGTCTAAAGGAAAACGACAATGGCTGTAACAGCAAATACAAACGAAACATATGATGTTTCAACAATTCGTGAAGACCTAGCGGATGCGATGGCTTCGATCTCACCAACTGAGACAATCTTTATGTCTACAATTGGCACACGCAACGTGGACAACACATACTTCGAATGGAGCGAAGTCGATTTGGCAGCCGCCGCGACAAATACACAGATCGAAGGTGACGCGGGCCTATCTAACAATGCGCCAACAAACGCAGTCCGCAAGGGTAACTACACAGCTATTAGCGCTAAGGTTGTAGAAGTTTCTGATACAAACCAAAACGTTAACGGTGTTGCGAATGCTCAAACAGTAGCCAAGCAAGTCGCCTATAAGTTGTCTGAATTAAAAAGAGACATGGAAAAAATGGCTCTGGACAATGTAAGTGCGGGGGCAGGGGCTTCTGGTACTGCACGTACAACTGCGGGTCTACCAGCGTTCTTGACTACTAACGTAGAGCGCGGCACAGGTGGTGCTAACGGTACTACATCTGGTTCAGGTTCTGCGGGTTATCCAAACGCGGCAGCGACAGACGGTACACAACGTGCAATCACTGAAACCCTATTGAAGTCTGTAATTGCTTCATGCTGGGACGAAGGTGCTGACCCATCTGTTGTTCTTTGTGGTTCTTCACAAAAGCAAACAATTTCTAGCTTCACAGGTAACGCGACTAAGTACCAAGAAGTAGACGGAAAGCGTTTGACAGCAGCGGTTGATATCTATGTATCAGATTTTGGTACACTTCAGATTGTACCAGCCCGCCATATTCGCGCTAGAGATGTATTCGTACTAGACCCAAGCTACGCAAAAATCGCGTACTTGCAGACAGCACGTCAGAAGCCTCTTGCCCGCACTGGTTTGTCAGAACGCCGCTTGATCTCAGCAGAATGGGGTCTAGAGGTAACATCAGAAAAAGCACACGGTGTTATTGCTGACTGTTCATAATACTGGTTGGGGGGTGTATGCCCCCCTTCTTTACATGGGAGTTTGATATGAAGTTAAAGATTATTACAGATCGTGGCCCGTTTGTGGATGGTCGCAAGGCAGCGATGGATGACATCGTTGAGGTTGCTGATGACGCGGGGAAGGCAATGATCGCTAACGGATTTGCGCAGCGCATCGATGATCCGAAACCAAAACGCGCCCGTACTGCCAAAGGAAAATTAAAAGCTGATGACCCTTCTACGCCAGACGTAAACGAAGCGTGGGAAGGCGGGAAAGCACCGAAGAAACGTGGAAGGCCAAAAAAGAATGGATAACTACCTGAAGACTTCTTACCACACTGAAGATGACAAGCTAATCGTAAAGCGTTCTCAGGACATCCAAGACATCTTGGACTTCAATAAGGAGCGCAACATCGATGGTCATAAGGTCGGCAGCGACATGCGATTGGCTGGATCAGTACCCTTTGTAGTTATTGAAATGTGGATGAAAGAAAGCGGTCTGAAACTGGGGTCGCAAGAGTTCGCAGAATATGTTAAAAAGAAATTAATGTCAGGCGACTTTGGTAAGTTAATTGCTAACGGATATTAAAATGACCACACCGATCAAGGTTAATTTGCAAGCCATGTCTTTTGGCTTTGCTATCATTGTTCAAACTATTCTTTTGGTTGGATACATCACTGGCATTGCGTCAGATGTTGAAACAGCGGTGCGGGACATTGACCGCAATATGCAACGGATTGATCAGCTAGAGCAATCGGTTCATGCGCAAGAGGTTCTATTAGCAAGAATTGCGGGTGATATGTCAGCAATTCGTGAGAGCGTTCAAAGAATAGATGAACGCGGCAGTCAAAAATAATGCCCGATCCCATAACCATAGGCGCGGCACTTTCGGCAGCGAATGTGGCATTTAATGGGTTAAAGTCCATGATCGCTACGGGGCGTGAAATTCAAGATTGCGCTGGGCAGCTTTCCAAGTGGGCTTCTGCAATGTCAGACATTACCTACCTTGAAAGCAAAGCTAAAGAAAAACCATCGCTCTGGAAAACCATGCGTGGGTCTGTAGAGGATGAGGCTCTGGCAGCTTTTACTGCAAAGAAGCAGGCAGACCATCTCAGGTCTGAATTGAAATCGTATATTTCAGCTTATTGGGGGCCATCGCACTGGGAAGAATTAGTGCGGCTTGAGGGCCAAATACGCAAAGAACGTAAAGAGCAATTATATCGCAAGCAAGAGGCAATAGATGCAATTCTAAGCTGGGTCATCGGGTCAGCCTTTGCAATTGTTGGTGCTGTGATTGTAGGTGGTGCGATTTGGTTGATTGGTTCAGCACAGGGGCGTTGGTGATGTTGTATATACTTGTGTTTATACAGTACATTCCGTCAGCTTCATTGAAGTATTATCAGATCGGCCCGTCATACGGTACATACGAAGAATGCGAACAGGAACGCAGAAAGGCAAGAGAGGGTTTGGTTATACACAACAGCCAAACTGTGGCTTGTCTTGAGGTTAGTGGAACGTAAGCATAATCAGTGGGTAGTTTTGACAGATGACAATGTGGTGGTTATCATCACGACACACAAACGCATAGCCGAAAGGTATGTTTATGGAAAATCAAAACTACGATCTAAACCAAAACGGAAAGATTGATCCAGACGAACGCGACATCATGCTGGAAGATCGTCGTCGTGCAATGGAAGACGCAGACGCCAAGAGGGACGCACAGAGGCGCATGACATGGTTTGCGCTATCTGGGATGGTTTTATACCCTTTGGCTATTCTGGGAGCCTCTATAGCGGGTCTCAGCACCGCCGCAGGGTTAATCGCAGACATAGCAAACATCTATGTGGTGTCTGTGAGCGCTTTGGTGGGTGCTTACTTTGGATTTAGCAACATGGGGGCTAAGAAATGATACAGGCACTAATAGGGCCATTGACTGAACTAGCGGGTGGCTGGTTAAAAGGTAAGGCAGACAAGCAAGCCGCAGATGCCAAGCTGAAACTGACAGAAGCGGAAGCCAAAGCCAAGATAATGCTTTCTAAAGAAACGTCCGTTGCTGATTGGGAACGGATCATGGCACAAGGCTCAACGCAAAGCTATAAAGACGAATACTTAGTTTTACTGTTCAGCATACCCTTGATCCTTAGCTTCTGCGGGGAATGGGGCCGTACAGCCGTTGCAGAGGGGTTTGTAGCGCTGGAAGCGATGCCAGAGTGGTATCAGCTTACTTTGGGCATAATCGTGTCTGCCAGCTTCGCTGTGCGATCTGCGACAAAATTCTTTGGGAGAAAATAATGGCTAGAGGTGATGCACTAAAGATGCTGCAAAAGACTTGCGGGGTAACACCTGATGGCGCATTTGGGCCTAATACAGCCCGTGCCATTGCAGAGCATTACGGATTGAATGCCAATCGTGGCGCACACTTGCTTGGTCAGGCGGCTCACGAAAGCGGCAACTTTATGATCTCAGAAGAAAACCTAAACTACCGCGCGGAAACAATGTGCCGTGTGTGGCCCTCACGCTTTTCGTCAGAGGCCGAAGCTGCCCCATATGCAATGAACCCACAGAAACTGGCAAACAAGGTCTATAACGGGCGCATGGGCAATGCAGCGGGTTCTAATGATGGGTTCAAATTTGCGGGAAAAGGTTTCATCCAGTTGACTGGCAAGGACAACGTCCGTGCATTCGCTGAACATATTGGGCGTGACAGCTTGGTAGATGACCCATCGCCAATTGCAGATGAACTAGCGATGGATAGCGCAATCTTCTTCTTTGAGCGTAACGGTTTGTTCGCTATGGCAGATAAGGGTGTCACCGATAGTATTATCAAAAGTATCACTAAGCGTGTGAATGGTGGGTATCACGGCCTAGAGGATCGCATGGATAAGACTAAGAAGATTTATCGGTGGTTGGCCGCAACATAGGTTTGATTGATCTGGATAGCGTGTCAGTGCGTACACAGTACATATTAACATCGCTATCTGCGTTGAAGTATAGCGGCATATCTTCGTTGTCGCGGATCGCTATTTGACACGCCTCATAATCGGGCAAAATCAAATATGTTTCTATGTCAATACCGCGTAACGCATATTCTATGTACAGTAGCGTAAAAAATTCCATTGCTCTCACATTTCATTTTGTTATTTTGTTGCGGTGGGCGGTTTGATACCATCGTTTTTGTTGGTCATCCCCAGCTTATATCCCGACACTATAGCGCCGCCCACACGATCACTTGTTTTTATCTTGTGGCAAATCCCACGTAGAAATATCTGCCATTACTTGGCTTTCCGTTGTGTCGATATAATAAGCGATATTCTTGATCGTTATGTTATCCTTTAACATACGGTTTACCATCTTCGCCCGCATCGATGCCCGTCTGGGCCAGCGGTAAAGTGATCTGTCGTTTATTTTCTTTGGTTGCTTTGGTTCGCGCATCAGTTGTTGCTTTTCCTCTTTCTCTTTTATTTTCAGCTTGCCCGATTTCCACCCCTCTTGTTCGCGCTTCATTTCCATGAATGTGCCAAGTTCTTTTTCTGTTGGTGGACGTTTTAATACCCGCGTCAAAGTATCAAAATAGTTTACCATTTTTCCCTCTTATACTGGTGCGCCAGTTACGTCTGCGCGTTCTTCTTTCAATTTATCTAGCACATGGATCATGCGTGAATGTATCGCATCTATGTGCGTCAAAGCTGCGGTGGGGTTTGCCCGTGCTGCGATGCAGTCTTTGATTGTGTGTTCGATGTATTTCGCTAGTTGATTATCTGTCATTTCTTTTACGCTGCCCTTGTCTTTTAACTTTCCAGTGTATGCCTGATCTGATTACCTGATTGTTCAATGCTGAAAGTCCCATGCCCATTATCTTTGCGGCCTCTGATTGTGTGTATCCAGATTGATTGAGACTTTCCAATGCTTCTATTTTTTCACGTTGATGTCTTCGTAACATTTGATGCCACGTTTCCATTACCACCACCCTTTCACTGTTCCTGTTGTCCAAACGATGACCGCCCCCGCAAAGACGATCCCAATAACTACATCTTCCCAAGTTAACTTGCCATATTGCATTATGCTGACCCCCACGCTGCATCGTTGATATCTTCATCGTACTTGCCAGACATGATTTCGTTAAACACTGTTTCTGACAACTTGTAATCTTCTTTACCCTCTACACGCCCACGGGCGCTTTGCAGGTAAACATCTGTTGGCTCAAAGTAACCTTCGTCCATGTCCAATACGCCCTCAAAGACTAATGGTAACTGAGAACCTTTTACGTTGAGGTTCATATTAAAGTGATGTGGTAAACGTCCGCGCATTATACTAATTCCTCTACTGTGATTTGATCTTCGGTGATGTTTACCATTGCAGGCGCGTCTGGATTGCAGTGCCAATGTGCTACTGCCATGCGTAATGCTTGCGCTTCACTTCGCGCTGACTTTGTGAACAAACCAACGCCATCATATTTGCATAGGTACTTCTTAGATTTAGCGGCAGGTTTATGGGCCTGCTTGCCTGTGCCGTTGCACTTAAAGCAAACGCCACCAAGCACGTTTCTGTGGGCCGCGATCTCACCAGTTCCATTACACTTTGCACAATTATAAGACATAGCTGGTTCCTTTCTCTTTGCTATAACTATTATATAGTCGCATACGTGAGACATTGCAATAGCTATATGCTACTAAACTTGATTTTTTCTTACTCTTTAAAATGGCGGCTCATCATCGGGTGCTTCGGGCATCCAGACCATGTCGTAATTAAACATGGCCTGAATGAACTCACGCAGGTTAGACCCCCACATCACGCTATCGACTTGACCATTTCCATGATCTCATATTCTTCGATCTGTTGGAGCTTGGCATACACCTCATCCCAATCATCGCAGTTAGAGCCATCGATCACACCCAAGTAGCTGTAATCTTCTTCGGAACAGATGCAGTAGTTCCAGCCATAGACGTTGTATGTCACGTCAATGCTGATGCCTAGCTGGTTGGCTAGTTTTTGGCACTTGGCGCGGCTTTCGTTGTTCTGCGGCTTGCGCACTGGCTTGCGGGCTTCGTCAGGGATCACGATGCCATCGGTCACAAGTTCGAACGCTTGCTTGACGCGGGCGCGGCGTTTTACGCGGCTGTCTTTGAATGACACCAAGTCTTTGGTTTTACCGCAGACAAAGTTATTGTCGCGCACTAGCTGAAAGTGATTGCCCGCTACGATCAGGTGTGTGACGCAAGGCGATCTGTCGTCGCTGTTGATGAAGCGGATCAGGGTGGGGTTGTCTGACAGGTCGAAGGTTTTGTTGGTGATGTGGATACCGCACATCTTCAACGCTTGCAAAAGGTGGCGGGTATAAACACCAGTGATTGCGCGTTTGCCAGATACATAACGCAGTAGGCGGGCTGCTTCGGCAGTAGTCATGCCAGTAAGTGAACTGATGACTGCTGGGCCACAGTAGCGGTTGCGATCAGCTTTTGTGGTGCCGTTGTTAACTGGGTTTGGAATTACGTTTTTCATGGGATACCTCATATGTTGGTGGGGCCGAAGCCCCGTGATTATTTTGCAGCTTTGTCGATGCCAAATGCTAGGTTGATGCCGTATGTAGCCGCGTTGTCAGCGAAACTTGCGCGGCAGTAGGCAACGCTTGCAGGATTTTGTTTTGCCAATTTTTTTTGACGGGCAGCTTCGTCAACAAAGTATTGAATGGCTTTTGACCCATCATTGTTAAATTCGCGCATTTTAGCGTTGAACATTTTTTTGGCGCGTGTCCATTTTGTTTCGAATTTTGGGTTTAGGCTTGGCATCTGATGTTCCTTTCTTCGTTGCTTATACATTATATATAGTCGCACATGTACTACATTGCAAGGGGGTATTTGCAAAAAAAATAAAAAAATGTAACGACTGACAGCAGTTCCCACACAGAGGATCGGGCATGTATAAGATTGAACTAGAAATAACAGGACAGCCAATAGGCAAGGGTAGACCGCGCTTTACTAAGGTGGGTCACACTTACACCCCACAGAAAACAAAAGAGTATGAGAGGCGCATTCACGCGGCTGCATGGGCGGCTATGGCAAAGCACAACATCGAACAGACCGACAGGCCGATAGCTTTGGACATCATCGCGTTCATGGATATCCCAAAGTCATGGTCAAAGAAAAAAAAGCTGGAAGCTGAATACGGGGCCATCAGTCCTATGAGTACCCCTGATTGTGATAACATCGCAAAAATAGTTGGGGATGGATTGAATAATACGATTTATGCTGATGACCGACAGATCACTAGCCTGCGGGTCAGGAAGACCTACTGCCACCCTGATCGTGGGCCTGTGCTTTACATATCAGTGTCGTGGACTGATGAGGGCGAATAACTTTGCCATCGCACCCATCGGTTTTTCACCTTCAGCGCGGGCTTTTTTATAATCGTCAATAAACTCTTGTTCGATCTCACGCATCTTTGCTTTTGTCTCTGGTGGCAAGTCGCGCGATGTTAGCTGGTTTCTCATGCGGTTAAGCGTTGAGCTAACCACGCTGGGTGAGCGTCCTATTTTCTTACCTATCTCTATAGCGGTTGCGCCACGTTCATACATGCGCAGCATGGTATTAATCTCTTTACCCGACATCCTATTCCCCATCGTAATCTCCCTTTGAGTATGACCAATCAGGGCCGTATTTTTCACGCCACTTCAGCGGTTGCTGGTGAATAGCGATTTTACTTTTGTCAGTACCCCACAAGCCTTGGTGGTGATCTTCGCATAGAGGGATTGCAAGTCTGTCGTGAGATCGTCTAAATCCCGCTCTATCATGGATAACGTGATGCGCTGTTGTGGGTGATCTCTGGATTTCTCCAAACTTTCTACAGACGCAGCATGGCTGCTCTCTGATTTGTTTGAGGTATGCTTCATCTTTTTTATCCTTTGGTTTCTTCAAGCCCATTGGTGGCTTTTTCATCAAATTTGACATTGTAAAGTCTCTCACCGTCTGATTTTTCGCCTAACTGCTCAAACTTATTCACAGGATAATGGAAAACAATTTCCCTGTCATGTGACGGGTTCTTTCTTCTTGAGCTGGGCGGGCTAACGCGAATGTCGCCATAAGATGCTATATTTTCCATGTTCGCATATGCTATTAAATCTTTCCAATTTACAACAAACCAACACGGAATATTCAGGATTGGATATAGTGACTGCCAGTTTTGTATCTTAGTGTAACTGATCATTGCACTTTCGTAGGTTGTACTCAGGCAATTTAATTTTCGCACTTCAACCATTGCAAAAGGTCTATCGTAGCTGTGTGTCCCAGCATCGTACCACTTGTATATAAAACCGTCGAAGCTGGCTTTTGTTTCTATTGACTTTACGTGTCGCCATTCTTTGCGCAGTGATGCAATAAATTCCAATACCGCTTCTTCATGCGCGTCATTGTTTTTATCGCTATAGATCGGCGGTTTATTGTAACGGGTCATACCCTATTCCTTCCGCAAGCGTAGACATAGCCATATCGAAGTAGTTGTTAAATTCTTCTTGGCTCATGTCATCAAAGCTGATGCTGTCCACAGTGCGCATATGCTGGCCCGTGAGGCTGTTGTATCGCATCCTGACGTACCCACATGCCCACTTTAATTCATCGTGCAGGTGATCCTTTGTAGGCCACTTACCTGTCGCCTTAACCACACGTTGAAGTACAGCCCAGTACATATTGTGGTGCGGGTTGGATCGTTTCTTTGTGCTGGTCATGTTGAAGACTGTGTTGATCGCAGTGTCTTCTAACTGGTTTGCATCGTGTTCGGTGAGGGGAACCAGCGCCCCCTCTACCTTTAGCACCTGTATTTTAGAACGGGATTTCATCGTCCATCGCCGCAGGTACACGATCCACTTGTGTCTCAGTTGACGAATGATCGTTATATTGCACTTGTTCGCGTGGCTTTGCATCACCCGCAAACTCTACTTGGTTGGCGCGGATATTGTAGAATGTTCTGCCATCTTTCTCCACTATGTCCAAGCTACCAGACGCCACCACCTTTTTACCTTTGGTTAGGTACTGGGCTAATTTTGTGTTATAATAGTTCACTTGGAACCAGTCTGTGCCTGCATCGCGGCTATAGCCTTTGTTAACCGCGACAGAAAAGGTTGCAAACTGCCCCCCCTTGTTCTCACGAACTTCACAGTCTCTACCGATAGTCCCGACAATTGTGATAGCTTTCATAATCCTAACTCCACTTTTCTTTTGTTGTGTGCTTCTAGCACTTGTTCATATTGCGGCTCTGACAGGTCAGGGCTGTTGATGATTTTGGTGTACTTACCTTCCGCTTTATCGAATTGCTCTTGGGTGCAGTTCTCATAGAACGTAAGCATAGCGTCCACGCGGTCTTGTAAATTCAGGTTCATGGCAGGCGCATTGTTCTGAGGTTTAGCCGCCTTAAAATCGTCGGCTTCTTCCTCAGAGTAAACATCACCATGCAATCCCACTAACTTTAGAATAACGCGATCCTTGGCCCGCTTTTCTGCCATAGCAAACGGGTAACTGTTCTTATTGTTGTAGGGTGCAGCCTCACCGATAGACCACTCTGTGGCCCCTTCCATGTGGCCTGTGACGCAGATGACAGCTTCTTTAGCCGCTACATCACACGCAATGATCTTAGGCTGATCAAAAACAATCTTATAATGCGCAGCAACTTTTTCTAACGCCTTATGAAGAATAACAGGTGTACCGTGACAATCCCAGACCGCTTGGCGTTCCGTCAAATTGATGTCTTTCAGTATCATTAATAATCGTGCAGGTAATCTTTTAGCCATCTGCTTTATCCTCTACTAGTCCAGCCCATACGCCGTGTTTCTCAAATTCGTCAAACGCATCGATAACAGCGCGTTCCACCATATCTATTGCATCTATTGGGAATTGTAGGTTTTGTGATGCGCCTACTCTCACTGCCATTTCTGTGTGTGCTGCAATCATTCTGGCAACAAACAGATTAACTATTGCGGGTGTTATTTTTTCTGACATTTTTACCTCATACTACAAATTGTCTCTTGTACATAATCGATAAGTAGCCTAGATACAACCCTATAAGTTATCGAACGGAGAAAAAAATGAACGCACATATGATGTACAACCTAGAGTATGTACGCAAAGCAATTCAGGATCGACAGCCCGCAAGGGTATGTGAAGCTACAGGTATTTCGCGCCACACATTCTATCGTGTTCGTGACAATGTCGGCAATGTTAGCTATGATACTGTGAAAGCATTATCTGATTATTTGATGGATGCTGAATGAGAAGACCCCCAGCCGAAACTGAGGGTCAAGAGCGATATAAAAATGAGAAACAGTGAGGAGTATTCTCATGTCCCACTATATGACAGCTTTAGCTATGAAGCAACAAGGTTTGAAACCAGCGACAAAGATAGTGTTGTATTGGTTAGCAGACTGCCACAATCAGGAAACAGGTAAATGCTTCCCCAGCATTAGTCACCTTGCAAGCGTCTGCGAAATGTCACGCAGATCAGTTGAGGGCCACCTGACTGTCTTAGAACAACTAGGATTGATCAAACGCTTTAATCAATTCCGTGACCGTGGGGGCAAAACGTCTAATAGTTACGTCTTAGAACTTATGGGAACTACTGAGCATAATAGTTCGACGGACACCGATACGCAAAATCTGCGCATGGTATGCGAAAAATCTGCGCATGGGGATACGCAAAATCTGCGCATGAATAACCTAGGAAGAAATAACCTTGGAAGTAATAACAATAATTCATCATCTGACGATGAAGTAGATTATTACTTTGATCAGTTATGGTCTTTGTATCCTAGAAAGGTTGGCAAGGGTCAGGCACGTAAGGCATTCAAGGCAGCTTCTAAGAAGAAAGATTTTTATGATCTACTTCCCAAGCTGATGGATTATGTGCAAACATTAGAAGGTAAAGATAAACAATATATCCCGCACTTAGCCACATGGCTGAACGGTGAGCGCTGGGAAGATGAGGTAGAAGCATGACATACGACGAAAGAGTAAGAGTTATTCTAAGCGAACTAATTAAGATGATGCAGGGGTATGCAACACCCAAGCACCTAGACACGCGACAGAAAGAAGAAGATGAAGCGCGGAATATTGTTCGTATGCTAAATCAGAAGTTTCCCAAGGACACGACAGAGGATCACATTCGTGGCACGATGGATCGGGCAATGCTAAAGCTGAAGGAAGCGCACAAGTCCCGTACATGGCCCACAGCGGCAGATATCAGCGCAGCGGTATCCAAGTCTATGTCTACAGCTAAATCGTCTTTGCCCAAGGGTAATGGTACGTGGAAGCCAGACAGCTTAGAGATCAATGCAAAGCGGATCAAGGCAGGTGAGCCTGTAGGTCAGATGTACATTCAAGGCAAACTGGCAGAGCGCATGGTGCGGGATGGTCTAGTCACTGAAGAAGAACTTGCTCCATACTTGGTATACATTGACGCACACAGACCCTTGACCCATAGAGAATAACAGTAGAATATGGTATTGTCATGACAGGGCGACATGAAACCCTCCCTGTTATGTCTGCCTCATATAACTGGCCCTCTGATTGCTTCCTTTCTCTATGTGCATCAGGGGGTCTTTTTTTTTAGTATCTCATACGCTATTATCTACAACATATAGACGCACCCACAATGGACGGTACTATGGGAACAGATGTAGAACAAAATAATAAAATAGGCGTAAATACGGGTAATCGTGGCAAGGGTAGACCTAAAGGCGCGATGAACAAAAATAGTAAGTTGCTCAAAGATGCGATACTTGAAGCAGCAGCCCGCGCTGGGAATAAGTTCGGCAAAGACGGTTTGGTTTCTTACCTAGAAGAACAGGCAGAGAAAAACCCAACAGCGTTTATTAACCTCATGGGTAAGGTTCTACCGTTACAGGTCAAGGCTGACATCGAAGGTGAAGTTGATCATGTGGTGAGAGTTGAATGGCAACCCCCGCATTAGTTGAGGTCAGACAGACCGCATACAGCCCGCGCAAGATAGCTTTAGACTTTCACAATAGGAAAGAGCGCTTTGCGATTATCGTGGCTCACAGACGCTTTGGTAAGACCGTAGCTGTAATCAACGATCTGATTAAATACTGCTACGAATGCCCCCTAGACAACGTGCGCGTGGGCTACATTGCCCCGTACCTTTCCCAAGCAAAAGCTGTAGCGTGGGATTACGTGTTACAGTTTACCGCAGATATTCCAAACGTGAAGGTCAATCATAGCGAATTGCGTGTGGACTTTGACAATGGTGCGCGGTTCCGTCTGTTCGGTGGGGATAACTTTAACGCGATGCGCGGCTTGTACTTCGATTATGTCTGCATCGATGAGTTTGCTGACTTCCCTGCATCGGCCTATCCAAACGTCATCAGACCAGCCACTGTGGATCGCAAGGGTAAGATCACACTGATCGGTACGCCCAAGGGCAAAAATGAGTTTTGGGAAATGTGGGACGCAGCAAAGCGTGACCCCGATTGGTTTACTGCGATGTACAAGGCATCGGACACAAACTTGTTAGACGAAGACGAACTGGCAGATGCCCGCGCAATGATGGGCGAAAATCGCTACCTTCAGGAATTTGAGTGCAGCTTTGAAGCAGCCATTGAAGGGGCATATTACGGGAATGAAATGAAAGCGGCTACGGATGATGGTCGCATAACTATGGTTCCATACGATCCAGCGCTTGGCGTTGTAACATCTTGGGACTTGGGAATTGGAGATAGCACCGCAATTTGGTGGTCGCAGCACTTATCCAGCGGTGAAACACGGATCATTGACTACTACGAAAACAGCGGGGTTGGCTTAGATCATTATGCGAAAGTTCTGTCGGAAAAACCATACCACTATGAACAACACATTTTGCCGCACGATGTTCAAGTCAAAGAATTGGGTACGGGAAAGAGCCGACTTGAAACGCTTGACGCGCTGGGCATACGGAACATTGAGATTGCGCCGAAACTAAGTGTCGATGATGGAATACAGGCCGCACGATCTATGCTTGCCAGATGTTGGTTTGACGAAGAAAAGTGCGCACGGGGTATTGAGGCATTGCGTCAGTATCGCAGAAGTTTCGACGAAAAGAACAAAGCATGGCGGGGTAGACCGCTTCACGATTGGACATCACACGGTGCAGATGCGTTTAGATACTTAGCTGTTGGATACAGCCCCACGCAGCAATGGGGGCCACCTATTAGAAGGAATTTGCGCGGGATTGCCTAGTGTGCTAAAGTGGCCTCAAACACGGGGACACCGATATGGTAAAGCAGAAAGCACCTTGGGAAACGGATAATCCGAAACCTAAGAAAAAGCGCAAGAAAATGACTGAAAGTCAAGTTGCCCGCGCTAAAAGACGTGCAGCGGATGCTGGTCGCCCTTATCCTAACTTAATCGACAACATGGCTGTGGTGGCTAAAAAGGTTGTCAAGAAGCAGCGGAGAGCCTGATGGGTTGTGGATATAAGAAAAAAGGCCGTAAAGGCGGGAAGAAAAAATAATGCCTGTAACGTATGGTGGCCCTAGCGGCAAAAGATTAAAAGACGATGATCCAAGAGTAACGCGTCATAGACAAATCTTGGCAAGTAGTGGCTTGGGTGATCCATACGCAAATGGCGCTCCAAGCAATGCCCCAGCTTTACCAAATGTAGTTAGCGGTGGTCAGTCATCAGGCCCAGTATCAGGTGCAGCCCCACAGGCTAAAAGCATTCTAGGCGGTGGCGGTAAGGGTGGCGTAAAGTCTAAAGCGCTAGACCCCAGAGAAGATCGTGAGCTACTACAATCTCAAATAGAAAAGTATAACAACGATGGTAACTTTGGCTATTGGGGTAAGAGCGCCGATGGTATGTTTCGTTGGGTAAATCCACTTACAGATGCATTCGATGGTGGCGGGCAAGACCAGTATGGCACAGCATTCTACGGCGGTGGGCCTTTGTCTATGATCGGTAACGCTATGAAGATCAGACCGCTAGGCATGGCCCGTGAAAAGGATGATGAAGGAGATTACATAGTTGATCGCGCCGACATCGGCTATCGCAACATCAAAGACATGTATGACCGTGGCGGGCCGCAGGCATCAGGTGGGCGCTTTGAGGGTGCTGGTCAATACAGTGAATTGTTAAACCTAATAGCTGGTGAGCGCGGTGAGCGTGAGTTATATGACCCAGCAACAGACTATAGCAAAATCGGTTTGATTGCACCGCCCCCATTGCCAAGTATTTACAACAGTCGCGGCAACAAGAAGCCTAAACGCAAAATCGCACGGTCACTGCTGGGAATGTACTAATGCCACGCAAGAAGACCCCAGCATCAGTAAAGTACGCGAATGGAACGACATACAAGGATAGCAAGGGCCGTACACATAAGCGAACATCTGCGAAAGGCACCAAGCGCGGTGACGCGTATTGTGCGCGTAGTTCGGGCCAGAAACAAACTGAAAAAGTCAAAGTCAGACGCAAGGCATGGGGATGCCGTGGAAAGAAATCGGTGAGGGGCTAATGGACAGCTACGAATTACGTTTAAACTACGCACAAATGACGGGTGACACCGAAAACGCTTTTCGTTTGCGCGAAGATGACACCGAAGGTTACTTTTATAGCGACGATACAATCATGCAAGCGATGGATGAACTGAACAACAGTCGTTTGTCTGCGCGTCCTGTTTACAGCGAAGCCATGTCAGAGTTTGGCCCACGCGCTGGGGTTCCAGTAGGCCGTATGCGCTATGTCAACAGCCCAATGGTTGCGTATGAAAATGCGCAAGAAGACTTGCGGGACTTCAGAACAGCCCGTGATGCAGGCGACACAATGCAGTCTTTGATGTCTCTTGGTAGTGCAGCATCGCAGGGTGTATCAGCTTCCCCAGTAAGACGTATGAGTGCAATGCTCAGTTTGATTGACTATCTACGCGGAGTTGAGCGGTGAACTTTATAGAGTTTTTGACATTACCAGCGCGGGATCGTCGGGAGCGTTTAGGTGAATTTTTGGGTGGCTTGGTGCAAGACCGTGATGAACTGGTCAATTACACGCCACCAGCTAACCGCACAACGCTTCTAGGTGACAGATCACAAACGCCAGCAAGCGTACAATTTGTACAGGATTATGGTGACTTTTTACCTGTCCTAGGTGAGATCACTGGTGCAATGGATTTAGGGCAAGAGCTATCAAAGGATGATCCAAACTATCCGTTAGCCGCCGCATTGGGTTTAGGTACAGTAGTTGGCGCTGTTCCTGTTGTTGGTGACACTTTAGCCCGTGGCATTGTTACTGGTGCTGAAAGACTAGCTGATGCTGTACCATCTGATGTAAAGTACGCAACCCGATCATTGCTAGAAGGTGATCTAGAGGGCGTAAGAGATGCATTCTATGAGGGCGGTGTACCCGTGGGTGTTGGTGCGGATGCTGTATTTGATCGTGTCCGAAGCGGTGCCGAAATAAAAGCACGTCTTGAAGAAACACCTAACGTCATAGAGTATATGACAGGCGAACCGTATGTTCCGATGTCCAACACTTCTAATTTGAAATCACAAAAGCCTATAGCTTTATTAGAGCATGAAAGCGTAGTTAGGCCGACAGGTGAAACAGTCTCACCAGTTATTGGTGATTTTGCTGACTTAGAAGGTAGGGATGTTCTAGCGATTGTGGGGGATCAAACAGGTAGACATGATATTTTGTCTGTTGGTAAATACGATCTAAGTGATGACCCGCAAAGAAGTTTGGCTGGTTTCGAATATATAGATGTAGACAACCCACTTCAGGGGTATGCGGGCGCACAATCTGCTACATCTTCAAAGCTAAACGAAGCATTAGAAAGCACTGATCCGTTTTATATGTCTTTTTTGATGGGTGAAAAGTCATCAGACTTTGCGCTGCATACAGGTGAAACATATGGAAAAATGGTGCGAAAAGCCGTTGAGATGGGCGACATTGAGGGTAAAGACCTAGAATACATTGACAATGCTATACGAAACATTGGGGTTCCAGAGCTAGTTAAGGTTCGGGATGCTGATGGCAATATCATAAAAAAAGCAGACGGTACGCCAAAAACAAAATCAGTTACGACATATCCATTTAGGGACTTTACGTCAGTAGCAGAACCAGAAGCAATTCTCAGCTATATGCGATCTTTGCCAACAGGCACTCAAAGGGCATATTTCCTGAAGGGTCTAGATAAAACCAATCTTTATAAACGCGGTATGCCGAAAGTGCATGATGCCCGTTTAGCAGTGGCAGACGAAGCCCAAATGGGTATGGATTGGGGAACAGTAGGTTATCGTGGGTTCACCCCAGATTTGCAGCGTGGGTTGCTGGAAACTACCCCTGAAATGTCTACAACATACGATACAGGCGTAGCGAAGATAGGCCCAGCGGTTACATTTTTAGATGGAAGTCGCGGTGTTCCAGCCAACTTAGCATTTGCGGATTTGTCAGCAGCGCAGCGCGAAAAGGGTACTGGCGGCGGTTTGTTAATGAATAGTGCGGATTACAAAGTTTATGAAAGTAGTCCGACAAAAGCAAAGCAACCGTGGCGGGCAATCAATACGGATACAGTTAATACTTTTATTGATATTGAAAAAACGCAGGGTCGTGATGTGGCTTACGCATTTGCGCAAAAAGTGCTATCAGAAGGCAAAGTCACAAACGCTTTGATAAAGCAAGCTAAGAAGATGAGTGCGCCACAGTGGGTTGTAGCCATGATGGTCACGCAACAAGCGCTGCAAGAGGAAGAATAAATGCCAATTACCACATACTCAGAGCTACAAACGGTTATTGCGGACTTCCTAGACCGTGATGATCAAACAACACGCATACAGACATTCATTGATCTGGCAGAGGCTACGATGGATCGTCAATTGCGTCACTGGCGCATGGAGCGTAGATCGAACGCAACGGTAGACACTCAATATACTGCGCTTCCTAGTGATTTCCTAGAGCCTGTACGTTTTGTTCTGCAAGCTGATCCACCACACGCAGTAGAGTTAGTTGGTCAGGGTGAGATTATGGATCGTCGCCAAGCAACTAGCGACACAACAGGTAAGCCACGGTATTACGCAATTACAGATGGCACCATTGAGCTATTCCCTACGCCTGACACACAATATACCTTGGAAATGGTATACTATTCAGCAATAGATAAATTGTCAGGATTAAATGCATCAAACTGGGTTTTGCAGTATCACCCAGACGCATATCTTTATGGTGCATTAATACACTCTGCACCATTCTTGGGTGAAGACGCACGTATGCAAACATGGGCAGCATTGTTTCAGAGTTCAATTGATGCTATAAACGTAGAGAATGAAAGAGCCAAGTCAGGCGGTTCAGGTCGTCGTTTAAAGATTAGGAGTTACTAATGGCTAGTTTTACAAAGGTAAACGATTTCGTCAAAAACATGGCGAATGCAATGGACTTGGACAGCGACACGCTGGCAGTTGCGTTGTCAAACACTGACCCAACAGCGGGAACAGATGTAACAGCAGATGGCAACGGTGTTCTAGCAAACATCAGTGAAATTTCTTACACAAACCTGTCATCACGCACACTGACTACGGTCACAAGCACACAGACAGGCGGCACATACAAGCTATCTGCGGATGACTTGACGCTAACTGCATCAGGTGGCTCAGTGGCGGCGTTCCGCTATGTTGTAATTTACAACGACACGCCAACATCACCAGCCGATCCAGTGATTGGGTATTACGATTATGGGACATCCTTGACCTTGAACGATGGTGATACATTCACAATCGACATTGGGACAAACGGCATCCTAACAATGGCATAATGGAGGGTCATCATGGCTAAACTTTTTAACAGGGCCAAGATGACGACATCCACTACTGGAAGCGGCACAGTCACTCTTGGTGGTGCGTCTGTGGGCTACCAATCATTCGCAGATGCGGGTGTTTCTGATGGTGATGTCGTTCAATACGTTATTGAGGAAGGTGGCAATTTTGAGATTGGCACAGGTACTTATAGCTCAACTGGCACATCACTAACACGCAGCCCGACAGAAAGCAGTAACTCAAACGCAGCTATCAGCTTGGGTGGAGCTGCAACCGTATCTATCACGGCGGTTGCTGATGACCTTAATCGCTTGCAGCACGAAGGGTCTACTAAGGTTGAGCCTAGCGCGACGGGTGCTACGGTAACAGGCAATCTTGCTGTCACTGGCACGGTAGACGGGCGCGATGTCGCAGCGGATGGTGCAAAACTAGACAGTATTGAGAGCGGTGCAACAGCAGACCAGACTGCGGCAGAGATTAGGGCGCTTGTGGAAAGCGCGACAGACAGTAACGTATTTACTGATGCTGACCATACGAAGCTAAACGGCATCGAAAGTGGTGCGACAGCGGATCAAACAGCGGCAGAAATTAGGTCGCTTGTAGAGAGCGCGTCAGACAGTAATGTGTTTACTGACGCGGATCACGCAAAGCTAGATGGCATTGAAGCAGGCGCAACAGCGGATCAAACCATCACGGCAGGTTCGGGATTAATTGGTGGTGGCACTGGTAATGTTACGCTTAGTCACGCAGATACCTCATCGCAAGCATCAGTAAACGGGTCTGGGCGAACATACATCCAAGACATTACTTTGGACACCTATGGGCATGTCACTGGGCTTGCTACGGCTACTGAAACAGTCGTAAATACTGACACTGTTCCTAATAATGCAACGATCACAGTAAGCGCTGGCAATGCTATGTCAGGCGGCGGTAATTTTACAACCGATCAGTCATTCAACGAAACGATTACTCTTCATCACGCCGACACATCGTCCCAATCGTCAGTAAACAACAGTGGTCGCACTTACATTCAAGATATTACGCTTGATGGGTATGGCCATGTCACTGGCATTAGTAGCGCAACTGAAACAGTCACCGACACCAATACCAACCGATTGACAACTTTCCAGCTAGAAGATGGCGATGGGACTGAGGTCACAATTAGCCACGGCAAAGAGGTTAAGTTTGTTGAGGGCGGTGGCATTGACATCAACTGGACAGACACATCAACAGGCTCAGATGGCGATCCATATGACCTGACATTTACACATGCTGACACTTCTTCTCAGGCATCTGTGAACAACTCTGGTCGTACCTACATTCAAGACATTACGCTAGACACATATGGTCACATCACAGGTATTACATCTGCTACTGAGACTGTTACAAACACAGACACCACTTATTCTGCAGGTAATAACATGTACCTGTCAGGCACTCAGTTCAACGTAAACAGCAGCCCAATATTTAACTCTGTGTTAATTGGCAATAGAGTAACCTTGCAAGAAAGCACAGACC